GTATGAGATTTGGACGTTGAATCAGTTATACCGCCATGTGCCACGCGCCACGCGCCACTTCGACATTCATTGCAACTGGGATGAGGACAACGTGGAAGGAACTGACCATCGCGGTTGGATTCGAGAGTCCCCGATTCCTGTTTACATGATGGAGGCACACGACGAGTTCCCGAACGCCGTGCGATATCCGATCGACAGGGTGATTGCCGATGCTGGCATTGATTATTTTACGAGCACCGTAGCTTTTGAAGTTGGGCTGGCGATGGTCGAGGGCTTTAAGGAGATATCTCTCTACGGCATCGACCTTATCGTTGGGACTGAATATAGCGTCCAAAAAGCCTGTCTTGAGTTTTGGCTGGGCATGGCCCATGCGCGCGGAATCAACGTTCGCATTCCCGGCGAGTCCGCGCTTCTGAAGCAGGCGTATCGTTATGGCTACGAACGTGAACCAAGCTGGGGACCGCTCCAGATGTCAGAGGTCGTTAGGCGCATCGAATACCTGAGCACCGAACGTAACAAGAAAATGGCGCTAATCAATGCACTGGATGGGGCGCTTGCCGAAGACGAGCGGTGGTACATCAAAAAGATGAACGACCTCACACCGGAGGAACGCATGAAAGCCTTAACCGAACAGCGCGGTGAGGCGATGGCATCGTTAGCTACTATCGACGGAGCCATACAGGAAACAACGTATTGGCGCGACCTGTATACGTTACGTGGTCGCGGCGCAGCCGTTAACTCGATGATCTAAGGCGGGTCATGATATCGGTATGCACCAGCAGTACGGAAAACCAGTTGGCGAGTCTGGGCGATCTAATGGTCATGCTCGGAGCGACGGCGTCATCGTCAGGCATGGATCTGTCGCTGACGCAAGCGTCGGACTGGGCCAGCAGGTATGTGGGCTACGAGCTACGTCGTCAGGTCTACGAGGAGACGGTCGCGAGCTACGGGAGCCAGTATCTGATTGTCAGCCGCACGCCAATCCTGTCGGTGCAGCGATTCTTCGACAGCACCAGCACGGGAGACGCGACCGAGTTTCAGTCGAGCGAGTACCGAGTTGCGGACCCCGAGGCTGGATTTATCGGGCGCGATCAAGGTTTCCGCTGGACCGCTCAGGAGATGTGGAATCTTGGCAAGTACGTGAAGCCCGGAAGCGAACTGCATCCGTGGCTCGTCGTGTATGAGGCGGGGTATCAGTTTCCTGAAACCAGCAGCACGGATGCGAAGTGGGCGACAACCACTACGGCGAACACGCTCCCGCCGACGATTGAACGTGCCGTGTTGTTGAGGGCGGCGGAAATGTATCAGGGATCGTCTGGGGTGAAGTCCATGAAGGTCGGTCCGTTGTCTGTTACGTATTCCAGTGAAGGACAAGACACGCCAGAGGCGTTGTTGCGTCCGTTCTTGCGAGTAACGGTGACCTGATGTTTAACGTCAACGTCTTTGCCCCGCTAATGCGCCAGAGCATAAGTGTCTCTCCGTTCCAAAGCTACGATGCGTACGGCGATGCCAGCTACGGATCGGCGGTGCAGTACGAAGCAGCGGTCGTTGGGAAGTCAGAAAAGGTGCTCGGTGCTGATGGGCAAGAGGTAGTGAGTCGCCAGACCGTGTATCTCAAGTCCGACGCGCCATTGCGACCTGAAGACCAAATCACGTTATCGACTGGCGATGTCGGATCGACCGAGAGTTATGCTATCAACCCAACAATTATTTCTATTGGCCGTTTTCCCTTTGGTGGAACGCAGGGCTGCACGGTAGTTTACCTGAAGTAAAAACATGGCTAACACACTAACCATTCGGGTGTCCTCTGGGTCAATCGACCGACTCGATGCTCTCTGTAAATCCAGCGGGCTGACTCGCGGCGATGCCCTGTCGTGGATTCTTGAAGAAACAGGTCGACCGTCTATTCCAAAGCGAGGCAAGGCCAGTCGTTCTGAGCCAGTGTCGTTGACGATTTCCGATGCCGCGCACTCGACCCTTAATGCGGTGGTCGCAGCGAATGAGGCAAGCGTAAGCGTGGTTGTGGAGGCGTATCTCGCCAGAGACTACTGATGGCTAAAGCTGGCAAGGTCAAGGTCACTGTCGTTAACAGTCTCAAGACGGGACTTCAGGCACTCGCAACCAAGGTGCCTGTGTTCGCGGCGCAGGCCTTGAACGAGGAAGCCGAAGAAACGATGCGCGTCTCCAAGCTCATCACGCCAGTGTCTCACGAGGAAGGCAAGCCGGGTGGTCGGTTGAGACGCAGTGGTCGGGTGCAACATGCGACGTTTAAGCACTTGGTAGCACGTTTGACGTTTGGAACAGATTACGCAATATACGTCCATGAAATTCCAGCGCCTCCAGAGAAATCGTCGCCGGGTGGACGTTCGGCAACGCATGAACAGCCGACCAGTTGGAAGTTTTTGGAGATTCCAATCAACCATCGCGCCAAGACGTTTGACGCACGTATCGGTGCGACTATTTATGCCAAGATTGCGAAGGCCAAGTTGGGGAAGGGATAGGACATGTTGCTGGATGACATCTCCGATCTCCTCTCGACTGGCGGGGTAACGACCTCAATCTATAAAGGCTTTATGCCAGAGCAACCGAACGAGGCGTTTATCCTGACGGAGACAGGAGGACGTGGGCCTATACATGCGATGGCATCTGGCCCGGGCGAAGCAAAGCTGGAGATAGCGGGACTGCAGGTGATTCGTCGGTCTCCGAGTTACCAGACCGCGCGTGACGGTATGCAGACGGTAATGGATTTACTGGACGGCTTGACCGAAAGGACTATCAACTCCACGCGATACTCCTACGTCGAAGCGCAACAAACGCCGATGTCTCTCGGTCGAGATAAATCGGAACGTTCCATGCTGTCGGTAAACTTCCTTGCGTGGAAGGATCTTTCAACGGGGTGATACATGGCGACAGTAATTTATACCGATGCGAAATTCTTCCTCGGTGGATTCAATTTAAGCGCAGACCATAACGAGATCGGTTTGGACTACTCGTCGGAAACTCTTGATGTCACCACGATGGGAGACTCGACGAGAATACGGACTGGCGGACTGGATACTGCCACTGTTAATGGCAATGGATTTTGGAACGGTGGCGCAGGGAACGCGGACGATGCGTTGTTTGGTCTTGTCGGAGAGGATCAAAAAGTCCTAACGTTGTTTCCTGATGGCATCGTGGAAGGAACGGACACGCTTAAGGGCTATGCAATGAAGTCCGTGCTGGCGTCTTACAACATCGGCAATACCGTCGGCGACATGATGACGTTCTCCATTACAGCCGAGAGCGCAGGCACCGACTAAGGGAGAGACATATGGCGATCATTAGATCGGTGCCGCTAAAGGATGCGACAACTACGGCGATGACCTCATGCGGCGTGGGTACGGCCTACGACGTTGGGGCAGTTACGGCAGGCGAAAAACTCTATGGTGGCCTACACATCCTGTCGTCTTCGACAGGTGCGCTAGTGGTTAGGATTCAAGGCTCATCGTCTAGTGGATTTGGTGCTGGTAAGTTTACGAGCCATATTGCGTTTACCAGTCAGACATCCCTCGGTGCACAGTGGGCAAACCCGCTAAGCACCTCGACGATTACATCGACCGATAGGCAGTTCTGGCGAGCGGAGTGGGGCATGACAACGAGCGGAGAGAGTTACAAGTTCCTGCCGTGGATGGGTATCCAATAACGAGGTAAAGACGATGGCAACACTGGTATACACAAACGCATTCATTCAGATCAACGCGGTTGACCTCTCGGCGCACGCCTCTGAGGTTAGTCTGAACTACGCTTCGGAAATGCAGGACGAGACAGCGATGGGCGATTCGACCCGAGTTAGGAAAGGCGGGTTGAAGGATTGGTCTGTTGACGTAACGTGGCATCAGGACTTTGCTGCTGGTGCCGTCGACGCGACCTTGTTCTCGCTGGTCGGAACGACCGTGTGCATGGAGATGCGACCGCAGAACATTTGCTCCACTGCGATCAATCCCATCTTCAGCGGCATCGGTGTCATTGAGTCCTACAACCCGATGGGTGGATCTGTTGGTGCGCTGCTCGATGCGCCAACCACGATTCAGTCAGCGGGGGATCTGTCGCGGGCGACGGCGGCTACCTAGTGAAAGCCACCGGACATACCGGTGAGCTTCGCTTCAAGTATCAGGTTGCTGTACGTCTCGGCGCGTGGACTGTTGAGCCGGTGGTCGGCACGTCCGGCCACCGGTTTCGTTTATCAGCGGAGGTCGTGGAGGATAGAGATCCGTGGACGCAGCGTCGTCCGTTGGATTTGTATCTGGCCTTCGGTGGTTCGATGTGGGTCTGGCACAAAGTGGACCCAGACGATATCGTCTCTGTCATCGACCTAGAACTACACGGAACACCCACCATCTTACAGAGGAGTAACTAATGGGAAATCCTTGGTCAGTAGAACCAGAAGAGGAACAGATCGAATTGGTGTGGACAGACGGCAGTATCGAGCGTCCGTTCTGGATCATGGTCAAGAAACGTCTGACCATCGGCGAGAGTCGCAAGATGCTGAAGTCCATCAGCAAGGTCCACAGCAAATTAAAGGGTCAAGGTCGTGAAGCGGAAGCGCCTGAAGCGCAGTTCGACTGGACCGAGTATTCGTTCGCCAGAGCGATGACCTACATGATTGATTGGTCGCTGGCTGACGATAAAGGCAACAAGATGCAACTCAACCGCGCCAACATCGAATCGTTGAACCAAGAGGTGTTCGACATCATCGACAAGGCGATTGATCAACACGATACGAATGTGGCGAGTCGTGAATCAAAAAAAACCAGCGCTGGTGGAACGACGCCCAAGCAGACATCAGCGTGATGAAACGAATGGGTTGGTCGTGGCCGGAATACTGTGCGCTTCCGGTCACGTACCTGCCGCCGCTGATTGAATACATCAAGCGGTGCGACAACGAACAACGTCGGGCGAACAAAGCGAGGCGACGGTAAAGGACTATGGCTGAAGTAGGCAGAATACAAGCCATCATCGAACTAAAGAATCGGATGTCCGGCCAATTGAAAAAGGCCATGAAGGACACCGAGACGTTTCAGTCGAAGATGGACAAGATGGGTCAAACGGCGACCCGTGTTGGCGGTGCGATGGCCGCAGGTATCACTGCACCCTTGGCTCTCATGGCCACGCAGTCCATTAAGACCTTTTCGACATTTGAAAAAGAGATGTCCGGTGTGGCCGCTGTGACCGGCGCGACTGGTGAGGACTTCGGCAAATTAGAAGGACTCGCTAAGAAGATGGGTGAAACCACTATATTTACAGCCTCGCAGTCGGCCGAGGCAATGCGGGCCTTTGGGCTTGCTGGTTTCGAGACAGACGAGATCATATCGGCACTGGGTCCCACGCTGAACCTTGCCGCGGCAGGGTCAATGTCGATGGGTGCAGCGGCAGACATCGCCGCGAAGGTCACGAAAGGCTACGGCATAGAAGCCGAAGGCACCGCTGCTGCAATGGACGTCTTGACTAAAGCGTTCACGACAGCGAACACCGATCTTGGCGAACTGTCTCAGGCATTCAGAATGGTCGGGCCTGTCGCCAAGACGGTCGGAATGTCGTTTGAGAATACAACGGCATCGTTGCAAATTATGGCGAACGCTGGCTTGACGTCCGGCATGGCAGGTCGTCAACTTCGCCGTGCGCTGTTGAATTTAGTCAAGCCGTCAAGTGAAGCGCAAAAACAACTCGACAAGTTAGGCGTCGTGACCAATACGGCCGAAGGTCGGATGCGACCGTTCGATCAGATTGTCAGTGAACTTGAACCGCATCTCGCAAACACGGCGGCGATGACCGAAATCTTCGGCACCATATCGATGCCAGCAATGGTGGAGATCATAGGAGCAGGATCAGATGAACTAAAAAGGATGACGAAAGAGTTAGAAGGAGCGGGAGGCACCGGACAGCGTATTGCGGACGTTATGGTCGACAACGTGGCTGGTTCGTTCACGTTGATGCAGAGTGCGGTCGAAGGTGTCTGGCTAGCGATCGGGAAACAGTTGGAACCAATCTTGAGACAGTTGTTGAAGGTTGGGACTACTGTGTTTCAGTTCATCAGCGGACGACTGGTGCCAGCGTTTGGGAAACTTAGTCCCACTCTCAAAATTATCGTCACGGCGTTAGCTGCCGTCGTTTCCGCAGCTGGCCCACTCATCCTTGCGTTTGGCTTGCTTGCGCCAGCGATACCAGCGATGACCGCCGCCCTCGCAGCGTTGGCTGGTGCGTTTAGTTTCCCCGTTGTGGCGATTGGCTCGTTGGTCGCTATCATCGGCACATGGATAGCCAGAAGCGAGATGGCACGAGGACTGATCCTGAGTCTTGGGAAGTTCTTAATGGGTCTCGGGCGAATAGCCATCGTGGCTGGTGTCGCTATCGTAGATGGCATCGTTAAAGCCCTTACATTATTGCTTGATGGGATTGGGTGGTTGATCAAAAAGATCCCCGGCGTTGAAGCAGCCATTAAAGGCCTGACTGGATGGTTGGGCAATTCTGGCGATGCCATGATGGATTTTGGGATCGAGACAGAAGAAGCGGCAGAGGTCGCCGAGGATGTTGCACCGATTGTCGATGGCATGAACCTGTCGATGGAGGACTTGGCCGGAACGCTCGACAACGACTTGAATCCTGCGACCGAAGAGACGCTTGAAAATTGGGAAAAGATTGCGAAGTCATGGCGAGAAGGTGCGATTCCTGAAGCGAAGGATATGGTTCGGGCGCTGGCGTCTCTTGGTGGTGTCACCAAGCTCACGACCGATGAACAAAAAGCCTTGAACGACACACTCGGTCTGGCGATGACGAAGTACGACGCACTGGGTAAAGCGGTGCCGCAAGACATCATGGACACGTGGCTTGCCACGTTGGACATGAGCGAACTGGAGCTGGACTTCGGTGCGGCGTGGAGTGTCGGTACAGCGTTAGAAGCGCCGACGTGGGATCAGTTGCCGTCGCACGTCACAGACGGGTGGATGCAACTGGGTAAAGGCTTGGTGAAGCTGGTCGAAGAAGGTGCCGTGCAAGGCGTGGGTGCTGGCGGTGTCATCGGCGGGATGTTACGACAGCCGCCACCGTGGTCAGACATTCGGGAGCAGTACTACACGACCGGTCAGATGATGGCCGACAACGTCAAGGTAGGATTCGCGGCAAGTGTGGCTTCCATTCCAATGCACATCATCGACGCATTCAAAGGTGGTGGCGGCATTAGTGGTGGGCTAAAAGCGATAGGCGCACAGTTCGGATCGCAGCTTGGTGGAGACATTGGATCAGCTATCGGTGCGTCGATGGCGATTGACGACACAGGCAAAGCCAAGGGCGGCATCATTGGATCAATCGCTGGCATGATGGGTCCGATCGGTGCGGCGATTGGTGCGCTGGCTGGACCGATGATCGGCGGCATTATCAAAATGTTCAAAGCCCCAACGACACAACAACGCATCAAAAAAGTTGGCGAGTCGTGGGGACAGTCACTCAGTAATGGACTGTCGGAGAAGATTGCGAAGACGGCTGACCAGTGGGGCGTGTCGGACTGGGGTGCAATGATGACCCACTTGTCCGAGGTGTTTGAAGATGCCGGTGGTGTGATTGAGTTCGGGATGTCTCGTGCCATTGAGAAGACACGCGACCTCTTTAGTGCAGTGGAGATGGGTGTCCTGTCGACAGACAAAGCGTCCAAGTCGTTTGGTAGTTCGTTTCGCATGATCGCTGACGAGATAGTGGCGTCGAATGAGATAGCAGGTCGGTCGTTCCTTGAACTGCTGGAACTTCAGAAGCGATTTGGGTTTGAGTCTGCCGAGGTGCTGGAGTTCATGCGTGAACAAGGCGACCGTGTGTTCACCGGTCTTGCCGCGATGATCAAGCCACTGGCGAATGAGACAACAGCGCTGACCACCGCATTCAATGAGAACGCCACGGCTATCGAAAAGAATGATGAGGAGGTTGCGAGACTACGCGAACACCTTGCAGGGGTAGAAGTAGGCACCGACAAGTGGACAGAAGCCAACGACGCCCTGAATGTCGCACTAGACGAAGGCGTAAGACTTGGTGGTGCTTATAACGATCTGATTGGACAACAGACAGGACTGGCATCAGCGAACAAGGATGAGTTAGAAGCATTTGGATTGATTGCTGTCGGTGCGTTTGGAACAGCGGTTGAGGCCGGTCTAGGTTTTGTTGAGGCGGCACGGTTAGCTGGACCTGCGATCAGTGCTATCAGCGCATCCTTTGAAGCACTCGGCATGACCAGTGACAACGTGGCGTTCCAGCACCTTGAACGATGGAACAAGCTAATCACACAGAACGAAGACCTAGTCAATGCGGTTGACGCCTTCGATGACGTGCTGCTTGGGTTGTCGGTTACTGGAGGGCTGACCGAAGAAGCCCTCGTGACTATGGGATCGTTGGCCGGTGATCAGTTTGATCGACTCATTGCCGCTGGGTTCAAGGAGAACGAAGCACTGTTGATGATGGCTCCAAACATCTTCGCGCTCGAAGAGGCGTATCGGAAGATGGGTATCCCCATTGATGAGGACACGCAGAAATTGATCGACATGGCGATTGCCAATGGTGCAGTCAGGCCAGAGGAACAGGTTGACGGCTGGGAGTTGGTCACTGGCGCAATCCAACAGTTGTCTCTTGACCTTCAAGCGCTTATTACCAAGATTATGGGAGTGCCTGACGCCACGGTCGATGTTGTCTATAACGACCCCGGACACACGCCAAACATTCCGAGACACATGACCGTGGATGTGGACTACCACGGCTCACAAAGCGGCGAACATGGCGCTGGCGTGGGAGGGGCGCGAGACTTCCAGCATGGTGGTGTCGGTAACTTCGGTAGCGGCACGCTGGCGATGCTGCATGGACACGAAGCAATCATTCCGCTCGCTGATGGTGCCGTGCCGGTGGACATCACTGGTGAGGGAGACAGTACCGAGGTGCTTGACGAACTCAGGGCGGTCAGAGAAGAACTGGAACTCCTGCCGGTGCATCTCCGTGACGCAATGTTGACGAGTCAGTAACGATGCCAACTGTTACTCCAACGGTCACGCTTAATGCCTATTTTTCTGGCACTGGGTCAGCGTCTACGGACATCACGGCTGACGTTGTTCTAGGCGCACAACCATTGCGTGGTAAGTACGGCATTTCTGGGACAGGTCCCACTGCACGAGTCGGTCGTACTGGGACGATGACCTTTGCCATGAACAACAGCGCCTCCAACTCTGGAGGCGTGCAAGGCTACTACAGTCCCGGCCACACCAATGCGAGAACGACTGGCACCGTCGGATGGAATCTGGGTTTGATTCTCTCGGTCACGTTTAGCTACGGCGGCACCAACTACATTAAATTTATCGGGACGCTGACAGAGGTGAAGCCTGATGCTGGACAGTATCGACGACAGACCGTGAAGTGCGTCGTCCTCGATTGGATGGATGAGGCTGCACGATCTAAATTAAAGGCGTTGCCAGTGCAGACCGGTCAACGCTCTGACCAGTTGGTCACAACGTTGGTGACGAACTCGGTCGGTCGTCAGCCGATTGCGACGGACTACGACACGGGACGGTCGACGTTTGCCTACAGTCTGGACAACCTGACGGACAACCAGACCACGGTCCTAAGAGCGTTGAACGATGTCGTGATGTCCGAGATGGGATACCTCTACATTCGTGGCACGACTGATGCGGCGAGCGCGAAGGGTGGGAAGCTGACGTTTGAGAACCGCACGGCGCGGCTGGCGTATGGCGCATCCAGTCATACGTTCGACAACAACATGGTCACGCTGAAGGCACAACAGTCACGCAAGGACATCATCAATCACACCTATGTCGTCGTGCATCCGCGAACACTCGACACGGCGGCAAGCGTGTTGTGGGAACTAACGAGTACTGAGGTCGTGCCAAGCGTGGACGCTGGCGAGACGACCACGATCATTGCGGAGTTCACCGACAGGATCATCACTGGCGTGAACTTCGGCGCGTCCACATCAACGACCGCACGAGGTGTGCAGATTGCCACAACCAATCTGACGACGCCCGTGTCAGGCACGGACTGGATAGCGAACAGTGCTTCAGACGGAAGCGGCAGCGTGCTCACGTCGGACGTGGCCGTCACTGTCACCACGACTGCTGCCAACACCGCGACGTTGCAGATCGTCAACAGCGGTGCGACGAAAGCCTATCTGACCACGCTACAGGTGCGCGGCATTGCGATCAAAGACCAGACGCCGACGACCGTGGATGACTCGGACGCCTCGTCGATTACTAAATACGGCGAGCAGGATATCCGCATCAACATGCCGTATGAGTCGGACCCAGAACTCGCACTGGAAATTGCGAAGTGGCAGAACGAAGCGACGAACAGCGCACGGTTCGTGGTGAAGTCGATGGAGATTGCGGCGAACTCCAATGCCACGCTGATGGAACAGGCGTTGCTCAGGGAACCGGGCGACAAGATCGGCATCGATGAAACGATGACCGGTCTGGATAACGACGAGGCATGGCACGTCGGCACGGTGGGTGAGAGTGAACTTGGCGAGACAACGTATTTAGACTTTGATCCAAGCGCTGGCGACTTCTTTATCCAAGGTGTCAGTTTCTCGTTGTCGCGTGGAAACATTTTGCGAGTGCAGTGGAACCTTAAACCGGCTGACCAGAGCGGTGCGTGGATTCTTGGTGTCGATGGTGCATCAGAGTTAGGCGAGACAACGGTTCTCGCATGGGACATTTAGGAGTCGATCATGGCCTATTCAGATCCTCGAACGTGGGTAACTGGCGAACTCGTGACTGCGGCATTGATGAACGCCCAGCTACGGGACAATCTCGACGCGGTTATCGAAGGGACAACCGGCGCGTATGTGAACGCCGTAGTCGGACCACATGCCATCGGTGGTAGCACGGTCGACTATGTGCGACTTGGCCTAACTGGGGCGTTCACGTCTGGTGGTGCCAGCACCGTGGCGTTCGGACTCTATACGTCGGGGGTTTTGACCGGTCACAGTGGAGACTCAGCCGCTATCGCTGGCATCAAGGCCAACAATTCGATTGTCACGGCTGGCAATTGCACGACCATCGCGCAGTTATGGGTCAGCGAACCACAAATTACGGTTGGTGCTGGTGCAGTCACGAACGCGGCCACCGTCTACATTGAAGGGGCGGCGAACGAAGCGACGAACGACTATGCGTTGTGGGTCGATGATGGTGCTACCAAGCTGGACTCTACA